CGCCGGCGGCGATGGTCTGCGAGCCGGTGCCGGTGATGTTGATGGTCGCCTGGCCCTGCGTGGACACCGTGGTGGTCACGGTATGCGCGCCGGTGCGGCTGCCGGTCGTGTGCTGCTTGATGGACTGAGACATGTTGATCTCTTCAAGACCCAGCACACCTTCACCCATCAGGCCGTTCTTGAACTGGCGGGAGATAGTGTTGACCGGGTTGAAAAGGCCCTTCAAGCCTTCAACCAGCCCAGCGTTGGCGGCCGGGTTGACCGTCGCGTAGCGCGGGGACATGACGGCAGCAGACTCGTTCAACTTCTGCTGGGCTTGGAGCAGCACCAGAGAGGTCGCCGGGGTCGTGCCGGGGGTGCCGACAGACTGGAAGATCGACTTGTAGGAGTTGGCCACGTCAGCGTCGATGCTGGACGCAAGCTGCGAAATACGCGGCTTGAGAACGCGCTCGGCGAAGTCGTCCAACTGCATGGTCAGTTCAGCAGACGTGAAGTTCACACCGATGTGCTTCTGGCTGGAAACCGTCAGCGTGGTGAACTGTTCGTTGTCGTCCTGCACTTGCAGCGCGGCGCCGTCGGTCACCAGAGCGCGGTCTGGCAGACGGATGCGGAGGGTGGAGCCGATCTTCGCGCCTTCGACGGCAAAGCTGTCGTCGTACTGGCGGTTCACGGTGCGGGTGATCACAAGGTTGTTCTCGAGGATTTCGAGAGCTTTCCGGGTGATCATGTCGATGGTAAGAAGTGAATTAGCCACGGTGGCTGATCCTTATACTTAGCGGTTGCGGGAAGCCTCCCACTTCTTGATCTGGCGCATACGCTCCGCTTCAATCCATTCTGACGTTGACATGGATTTAACAGATCTAGGGTCTGTCGTGTCATAGGCAGGGGAGGAAGTTGAACGCGCAGTCACCGGAGCAATAGGGGCGGGCGCGGTTGAGGTTCTTTTCAGCGGCGGATCAGAAGCCATCTTGGCTTCGATTTTGCCGATTTCCTTGGCCTGCAAAATTGGCGGAAGGTTGGCGATACGCGCAGACTCTTTCGGATTGGACCCTAGCCAATAGATGATGTCGGGGCCAACGTCAGAAGCCTGAATTGTCTGGGCCATAACATCGGTCACAGGAAGGCTCGGGTTGTACGCGACCTGTTCAAAGTCGTCGTATTTACCGCGGGCGGTTTCCTCTTTCTCGTGGTATGTTTCCAGCAATCTAGCTTGCTGCTGGGCGGCTTCACGCTGACGAACCAACTCTTGTGCTTTTCGCTCAGCCAAAGCCTCCGCATACTCAGCAGCGTTGTTGAAATCATCAGGCGCTGGAGGGTTGACGGGCATCGCCCGACGCGTTTCCAGTTCAGCCTGCCTTTGGGCTTGCTCACGCTCCCATTTCCGTTGTTCACGGGCAAGGCGTTTGCCGACAATCGCGTCCAACTCTTCTTGGGTGAAGGTCTTAGGCGCTTCTGTCGTTTGGTCTTCCGGCAATGAGGCATCGGTTACAGGCGCCGCCGTAGCGGCCTGTTCCGGCGCGGGTACTTCCGCTAAGTCTTGTACTGCTTCAGACATTGGTGTTCCTTACGAACCCTGGTGGACCGCACCAGTACGGTTGTCAGACAACGGCGGCCATTATGACCCAGTTCGTGCCGTCGCTTACAAGAGTGGCCCATTTACCGGCGGTCGCTGCCAAAATAGCCGTCCCTGCCACGCCGCCAATAAGCGGCACGATGTTGGACGACGCCGACACAACCGTAAATGCGGCGATAGTTTTGACCATTACCTCGCGGCCGGTCCAAGACGCCGCGGAGGGAAATGTGATGGTGATGGACCCCGTACCGTTGCAAATGACCCAGTTTTCGGTATCCGCAAGGGTAAAACTGGCCGTTTTTGTGACCGGGGCGCCGCGCGTCAAAGAACCTACAGGCACGGCGCGGCCGGAAGTTAGGTTAGACACGCTGACCTGATCAGTAACGCCGCTCTGGACAATCGGCACCAACTCCGCGCCGGTAAGCGGCGTGGTAGCGGCCGGGAGTTCAGAAATTTTGACGTTAGTCATCTGCGCGCCCCTACCGTACGGTGTTACTTGTAGTTAATGGGGCGCGCGTAAAGCGTACCGCCAGCGGCTGTTTGAATTGCGCTGACCCGCCACGGAGCCCCGGTGCCGGTAGGCAAAATCAGGTTCACAAGGGTGTTGGCCGGGATCGCAAAAGACGCCGTGGTGGCAGTTACACCCTCACCCACAAGCACATGACACGCAGTGGTCGCCCACACGGAAACAGCTTGAGGGCCTGCCGGCCAAGTAGCCGTAGACGCGGCCGTCGCGGTAAAAGCCGCGGTGCGGGTGGGAAAATCGGCGTCCGAAAGCGGGTTAGTGATCGGGAGTTCCATGGCACGTCCTTACGCGAGGAATTTCAGTTTATACAGCGTCGTCAAATACAGCCCGACAATCTCGTCGATGATGTTCTGCAACGCCGTATCAGACTTGTCGCACACTTTATAGCGCATATCCTCAATTTCTTTGAGGCTATCCTCAAGAAATTCGGTGATATTGGAGGTTTTGCGCGCGGAGTGCAAGGAAATTGGACCAATAAGCCCGTGCCGGCCTTGATAGGCTTCGGCAAACTTGTCGGCTAGGTCGATTACATTGTCGTAAAACCCGCCCAAAGCCTTGTGTTTGGCAAAACTGCGGGTGTTTAGATGGACCGAATGGGCCACATCGCGGGCCAAAAACATGCAGCCGATAAATTCAGCGCAACTCATTGCATTGGGCCTCCTGGCGGCATTTGAGGTGGCATTCCGCCCATGTCTGGTGGCATTCCGCCCATTTCCGGTTGCATTTCCGGCATTTCACGTGAAACTGGGCCGCCGGGGCCAACCAGATCGCCGGTATCCATAGCTGCTGCGATGGTGCCCATCACGATGTCTTGAATTTGATCGGGCGTCATGCCGGCCTGGACCGCGGAAATGCGCTTGGTTTCGGCGTCGTAGGCCTTGATCTGCACTTCCTGCGCCTCGATCGACTGCTCGACGCGCTGCAACATGCCGACGACTTGGTTCAGTTCCTTGGTCAGGGCTTCGATCTGCATCTTGGCCATCTGCATTTCGGGCGATTGGTCTTCGCCTTCCATAACCTTTGGATCAATGATCTTAGCAAACCGCGCCGCCATCTCCTGCGCGCCCGGCCAATCCATGTTTTTGATGAACAGATCACCGGCGACCGTCCAAAGCTGCGGGTTAGACTGCAACAGCATAGACATGGCGTCCAAGGCTTCCTGACGCTTGGTCATGTAGCCTGGCCCAGTGGTCACGCACACGTCGTAAACGCCGACCGACGGGTTGTAAATCTTGTCGATCACAAGCCCGTTTTCGTCGCGGATTTCCTTCACAGGCTCCGGCTGGGTCGGATTGATCCGCACCATGCCCACTTCGCCGTCTAGGCCCACGATACGCGCCACGCGGGCGGTGTCGTAAATCTTGGGGATCATGTCCACAAGTTGCCGGGTGACGTGCCGGATCGCGCGGGACAGGTTGTCGACGTAATGGTAGGTGCCCGTGTCGCCCTGCTTCTCGCGCGCCAGAATGGCCCGGCCAGACCGCTCGTTGCTTTGCGCCCCTAGGCTGCTGTCGTACTGGCCTGTGGTGCCTTTGATGTCGTCAGCAGCGCCCAATTTAGCTTGTATGAGGCCGGTCTGGGCCAGCGGCGGCGGTGCGCGCTGCGGAAGCGGCAGAGGGCTTCCTGCGCCGTCCGTAACGTCTGGATTGACCTCTAGGTACGGCCAGTTGTTCGTGTTAGCCGTCTTCCAGTTCATCTCGTAGCCTTCAAACTGGCCGCCATAGCCAATGAAGGGTGCTTTGGGTGCCAGAGCCAGCATTTCGGCTTCCTGGCTGACCCAGTAGTTGTACATGCGCTGGGCGTCCTTGGCGTTCCGCACAAGGCCCGACACGTAAAGCTGACCGTCGACCTCAAACTCGTTGCCGATTACGCGCACGACGGGGATGTATTTGCCCGCCCAATCGCGCTCTTCCAGCACCTCAAACCCGTTGGTCTTGACCCACTTGACCTTCTTGCGGTCCACCGAGCGGCTACGCAGCGGCTTGCCAAACATCGCCTTCAGTTGCTTGTCCTGCGGCGAGTTGGCGAAGGCTGTGATGTTGTCGGGGTAGAGGTTTAGCGTCGCTTTTTCGTGTTCGTAGTAGAAGTATTCGGCGATACGTACCATGTCTTCCGAGAGCCATTGAGAAAGGCTCTGGTCGCCCACGCCTTGCGACATGAGGCTAGAAATCGGCGCAGCGTCTGGAAACATGCGTTCATAGTCGGCCTTGCTCACGTCTTCGGTGATGAAGCACCACTCGGCGTCGGCGCCGCACGGGTCTTGAATGGCCGGGTCCATGTAGACCGAGAACGAGTTCCGCACCCGTCCGATCTTGATGTCCTGGTCGAAGCTGTCCTCGCGGGCGTACTCCGTCAAAATGCGGATGTAGCCCTCGCCGTAGGTAACCTGGTTGTCGCAGGCCGTGTCGTAAGCCACGTCGGCGTCTGAGATATACTCAATGTGCCGCACCATGCCGTCAAATATCTCGGCCACGCGCACGTCCGCGCGGTCGTCGGCCGGGATCACCTTGCCGGTCGGCCGGTTCTGCCGCTGCTCGTTGGTCACCTGGCGCACATGCTGCGGCAGCTTGTTGATCGTCAGGCACGGCCGCGCGTTAATCGTTTGACCCTGCACAGACCCGCGGGTCGCCAGCACGTCCGCCGGCCACTGCCACTGGTTGTCAGGCGACCCGGCCATGAAGCGCAGGTCGTCCAGTTCGTCCTCGCGGCTGTCCGAGTAGGCCGACAGCGCCATGGTGTAGCGCCGGCGCATGACGGACAGACGGTCCTTGTCGTCGCTGTCCGATACCTTGCCTGCGGCTTCTACATCGTTGGCGGCCATTACTTGCCTTTCTTAGCCGCTGCGCGCTTGGTTGCGTACGCAATGGCGACAGCTTGTTTTGCCGGCTTGCCGGCAGCAATTTCGGCCTTCACGTTCTTGCGGAAGGCGTCCTTGGAGGTGGACTTCACCAGCGGCATGTCACTTGCCCTTCTTGGCTGGCTTGGCCGTCTTGGCAGATTCACGGAACGCCGCCGCGGTCGGGGCGCCCTTGGAGCCGACCTTCCGCATCTTCTCGCCAGACCCGGCCGCAATGCGCGCCCTCTTGGCTGCGATGTTGGAATATAGCCCTGGTTTTGCCATCAGCACTTCCACCTTCTCATGCTGGCCTTCGCCCTGTCGGCGTTCTCAGCCTTGGCTACCACACCCGCCATGCGGGCGCAAAAAGATTTTTTACGCCCCTTGTCCGCCTCGGTCTTGGGGCTGGGGGCCGGAGGCTTTAGGTTGGAGCCTGTCTCACGATTGTACTTAGCGCGGCCCTTGGCGGTCAGGCCCGCGCCCTTATCGGTCGGTAGCTTCTCGCCTCGGCCTACGGCCAGCGAAACACTTTTCTTGGCCATCGCGTCCCCGCTGTGCCGGTGAGAGTGTTAGACGCAGTGGATCAGCGCGTAGTTGATCACGACCGCTTCAGACAGCGACCCGGCGCTGATGTTCCGCACCGTAATGGACGCAGCCCCGGCGCTTAGGCCAGACACCCAGCAGTTGTACGCGCCCGCGGTAGCGCCGGCGGCTACGTTCAGGATGAGGATGTCGTTGGTGCTGATGAAGGTGTTGTTCAGCGTAAACGTCACGTTAGTCGTAGCGCCCAGCGCCGCGTTGTTCATCGTGATCTGGCCGGCGGGCTTGTTCAGCGTCACCGCGGTCGACTTGCTGGTCGCCTGCGTTACCGTGCCCTGACCCTCGGCGGTGTAGCCAAGCTGCTCATCGGTCAAGATAATGTTCGCGCCGCTGATGTCCTGATCGGTGAACGCTACGCCGATTGGTTTCGTGTAGGCCATGGTTACGCCCCCATCCAAGAGTTTGAAATTCCGCCCGGAGCATAGGCCCTGCGCGGTGCCCTGTCAACAATGTCGTGCGTATGGCCCGTGTAACTGCTCACGAATTTGTTGCACGTGTTTTTCGGCGTCTTCAAGTAAATCAAAAGACCCAAAATACTTATTTTTTCCGCCTATGTACAGACGGACAACCCATTTGCGGTCTTTAGCGTACCAAGAAACCCCTTTTACGCCCGATCTGCTGTTTTTGCGTCGTTTAGCGTTACGGTTATTTTGCCCACGGGTAACATCGCGCAAATTTTCAATTCGGTTGTCTGATCTGTCCCCGTTTATGTGGTCTATAAAAACCGGGGTGTAGCCGTGCTTTAATGTAAAAATAAGCCGGTGTAACAAGTATTTTCGTTTGTTTATTTCAGCATGAAAATACCCGTCTTTACGCCGGTTTCCTATGCACGTTCCCGGCGTAATCTTACCTCGAAATACGCGGCTGTATAAACGGCCGTCGCGGTATTCAAATAAATCTGATAGTTCATTTTGCGTCAACATTACGCCCCCATCCAAGATGTTGCTATACCTCCCGCAGTATAGCCGCGTTTGGGCGCGGTTGCAACATATTCCCTATGCGCCACAGGAAACGCAAAGGTCACCGCGATGGCGTCGGCCGCGTCGGGCGAGGCCAGCCCGCGGGCCTTCATATCCTTCTTGCTTTCCAAGAAGATAGTCCCTTTACTGTCCGGTTTCATCATCGGCCCGGTCAGGTCGTTCTTGAGGTAACGGTCCAGCGGGATGGACGCGTCCTTCAGCCAGGTCCGCATCTCGCCCCACATCTCGGCCCGCTTGTTGCCCCACATCAGCGGGTTCTTCGACTTGTTCCCAAAGTTGACCCCCTTGATCTTGTACCGCTGCTCCTTCAGCCGGTCGACGATGCCGGCGCCCAAGCCCCCCTCGTCGATCACCACCAGCGCCGGCTTGTACGTCTCGATGGCGTCGATGACGTGTCCCACCACCGTCATGGTGTCGTCGCCCTTGAACCGCTTGATCGCCGCGATGTCCCGTCCCTGCCGGATGGCGATGACCGTGCTGTCAGACCCGAACCGCGCCGGGTCCACGCCGATGATGATCGGCGCCGACGGGTCTTTGTGCTGCGGCCGGCGCATGGCGTCGTCGACAGTGGATGCCCCGATGAACTGGTCGTCGGACGCGTTGGGGAACTGACCGTACACCTCGACGTGGGCCTGGGTGCTGTCGGGGCCGTACTCGTCAATGATCTGCTGATAGACCTGCTTGTCCGTATGCTCGACC